AGTCAAACTGAAGCGCCGCATTAAGCGAGGCGAAAAAGGCTATTCGGTTGGTGGCGCGGTATCCGCAAAGCCGTCAAGGTTGGACGGGGCGCCCTCATGAGCGGCGCGCATGGCATTTCGAAACCAACAGGCCACCCGTTTCAGGTCGGTTTCGTCGGCCCGCAGGAAAGCCTCAGCCCAGTCAAACGGGTCGAGGCTGTCCTCGTTAGGCGGCGCGCAGGGCACAAAGTTAGGGGGGTCTATCCCGTTCATGGAGGTTCTCCGTTGCTGAACGGGCTGCATAGCGTTGGGTGTTCTGACTTGCAACCTCTGTTTGCATACTAAAAGGCTCGCTGATGTCCGTTCGCAAGAAGATCTCCGATTTCGCCGTCAAGGTCGTAGAGGAAGGGGCCGAGGCTCTTGAGCGTGCGACTGGGCGCAGCGCAGGCAAGCGCGGTAGCAAGCTCGGCGAGGCACAAGCATGGCGCGAAGGGGCGTCCAAGCCGAAAGTTACCGCACCCAAGGCCGAGCCTGCAAAACCAGCGAAGAAGGCTCCGGCAAAGAAGCCTCTGGCCGTCAAAAAGCCAACCGGGCCGTCACCCTTCGCCATCACCGGCAAAGCCGACATGGGGCAGGAAGTCTTGCGCCTGAAGGCCAAGGAGATGGAAGTCGATCCGAAGCTGCGCACGCAGCCGACGGGGACGGAACCTGTCTTCGATTTGAGCCAAGCCGCGTACGAAGAGACCCCCAAGCTGCTGCGCCAGACCGATCCGGCGGTGATCCAAGCCTCGTTGCCGCGAGCGCAAGCGGACGCGACGTACCCGCTTGGCGACCGCATGCGTAACGTGATCGATCTGACACCGCAGATCGCTGGTCGTTTGGCGGAAAAGGCGCAGCAGGGCCGTGGGACCGCACAAGAGTACTTTTACAACACAGCGCCGATCGTGCGCGGCCTCGAAGCTATCGATGTGCCGCAAGACGAAGCCATCGATTTCCTGTCGAACCGCTTCGCACCAGCCTTCGCCGGTACTTCACCGCGCACCAACACCGAGCAGAACCTGCGCAACGCCAGCTTGCTGATGTACTTGCGCAACAAAGGCGTTCCGATCTCCAGCGAGCTGTACGACCAGTTCGGAAACGCTCGTGGATATAATATGATGGGTTCGCATCAGGACACAAGAGCTGGTTTAAGACGCCTGAAATGGCTGAGCGGTACGCGCAGACCGCGCAGTTCGATCCTTCCAAGGAAATCAACGACAGCTTGCAGTCGGCCATGAGCGGCCCCGGTGGGCGCAAAATGCAGGTCGAATACGGGCCGATGGCTGATGTGACTTTTGAGGCAGCACGCCAATCGGGCATCGCGCCGGGACCGATGCAGTCACTTGGCTGGTTCGGGTCGGGCGCCGACACAGGCCTCGCATCCGAGACAAAAACCATCGCGGAGCTGATGAACGAGCGCGTGAACGTCACCGCTCAGGCCCTCGGGATGCACCCGCTTGTGGTCCTGCGCCTGTTCCAAGAAGGCAAAATCCCCCTCATGAACAAAGGTGGGTCCGTGGAAGCACATCGGCTGGCCGAGAAGTACGGGAGCTAAAGACCGCGCCCCTTGGCTTCGGCCTTGAGTGCGGCGTAGGCGATGCAGTCCTCGGCGCTGTCGGCGTGGTACTCCGACCGGGTGAACAGGCGCACGTCCTTGAGCACCTGCAGTAGCAGCCAGCCCTCGCTCTCGCTCAGGTTGTGGCCCGTGATGGCGTTGAAGGCCTGCACGGTGCGGCCCATCGAGCGCTCGCCCTCGGGCTTGTCGTAAGTGCTCGATCGCTCGTGCATGTGCATGGCTGCCCGGCCGAGCAGCTCTGGCGCTGCTGGCACCGTCCAGTCTACCTCGGCCTCTGGCTCAACGACAACCGGCGGTTCGACCGCCTCTGTCTGGTCGAAGTCCACGATCTCGACGGCCACGCCGTCTGTCTTCTTGCCGTGGATCTCATAGCAGTCGAGGAGCGCCTTGAGGCCGTCGTGGACCCCACCGCACTCATTGCACTTGTACTTCATTTCTTCCTCCGTTTCATTGCCTCAAGCAGCACCTCTTGCACGCTCTTCTTCGTGCTCAGGCGGTCCATGACCAGATCGTCGACCGTGTTGCGGGCGAGGATCGGGTAAACGAGGACCGGGCGATCGTACCCGGCCTGCTTCTGGCGCATCGGGCCGATACGCTCGATGATCTGCATGTGCTCTTCGAGGTTCCAGTTGACCCCGTAGAAGGCCAGAATGTTCCCGCCGTCGGCGAGGTTCAGTCCGTGCCCCGCCGACGCAGGGTGAGCGAATAGGATCGAAATCCGTCCCTCGTTCCACTCCCTGATCGTGTCAGGGTTAGCGTCCAGCACCCGACCGTGGCGGAAACGACCCCGTAGCCGCTCCAGATCGTGCTTGAAATTGTAGGCCACGAGAACCGGCGCACCGTTGGCTTCTTCGATGATGCTCTCAAGCGCGTCGAGCTTGGCACTGTGCGCCTCCTCCCATTTCCCGTTGTCGTCGATGTACAGGGCGCCATTGGCAAGCTGCAAGCACTTCTGTGTGCGCACCGCCGCGTTGGCCGCCTCGACGCCCTCCTCGTTCAGGATAGTGAAGAGCTGCTTCTCCATCTCGTCGTACACGTTGCGCGCCAAGGGCGGCAGGTCGACGTAGACCGGGCTGGTGATCGGCTCGTCTACCTGCAGGCCCTGAACGGTCAGGCAGATGTCCTGCAGGCGCTCCTCGACCTCCTTCTGGGTGTGCTCGTAGGGTACGAGGCTGTACCCGTCGTAGCCCTTCCTGAACCAGCGCTGCTCGAAGGCGCTGAACGTGCGCCCCAGCCGCTCGCCCTGATCGAGGAACCATATCTGGCCCCAAAGATCCTTCACCCCATTCGGCGCAGGCGTGCCGGTCAGGCCGATGAAGCGGCTGACGTGGCTGTGCGCGACCTGCCCCAGCACGCGCGCCCGGCTGCCACCCTGCCGCAGGCGGAAGGACTTGAGGCGCGTGAACTCGTCCGCCACGACGGTCCGGAAGGGCCACTCCTCGCCCAGCTCCTTGCGCAGCCAGACGAGGTTGTCGTAGTTCGTGCAGTAGATGTCCGCCTCCTTGGCCAGCGCACGCTCGCGCTGCTTGGGCGTCCCGCTGATCACGCTGACGCGCAGGTGGGCGAGGTGCGGCCACTTCTTGACCTCCTCGGGCCACGTCGTGCGGGCCACGCGCAGTGGCGCCAGCACTAGCGCCGGGAAGACGTCCTCGACCACGCTCAGGCTGTCCAGAGCCGTGAGGGTGGTGACGGTCTTCCCGCCGCCCATGGGCATCCACAGGGCGCTACGGCGCACCTTGTACAGGTGCGCCATGGCCTCCTCTTGGTAGGGGTGGGGTTTGAAGGTCATGTCAGCCTTTCACGATGATCAGCTTCTCGCCCATCTTGAGCACGGTCAGCATGATCGCCTTGTCACGGTCCATGCCCGCCGCGATGAGCGGCTGGGCGCGGGTCTCAATCTCGTCGGCGATGCTGTAGGCGATCGCCTTGATCTCGGCAGGTGACTTGCTCATGAGGTACTCCTTCGTTGCTGATGCACCCTAGTGGCATATGCAACGTCAGGTTGCAACACCCCTTCTGACTTTTTTTACGATCGCGTCGATGTCCTCATTCGTCCGGGCGATGTAGACCGGCATGCCGTAGTTCTTCATGCGCTCGATCTCGCGATCCTGTACCTTGCTGACCCGGTCACCGGCGGCCTTGATCTCGACAAAGGCGATCGAGGGCCAGTCCCACCA